ATTTATTATTATGCTATCAAAATTAACACTACCTTTAACTTCATAATCAATATTTCTTTCAATCATTTCTATTACCTTACCAACCAATTTTCCATTTTCTTCAACGTTAAAATATTCTTCATCTATTCCGTTAGTAGTTACTTCAACGTAATAAGGGTAAATTGTATTAAGATTATAACTTTCAGAAATAATCTTTCTAACCATTTGTCTTAATTCATTCAATTTTATTTTCATAAGAAATTTATTTTTTTTTTATTATAAATATATTGATTTCTTTAAAAAGTTAAAAAATTTTCTTATGAAAATTTGGAATCATCAGATAGTTTATATAACTTTGTGAAGTTATTTAAAATAATATTTTTTCATACAAATTAAATTTTTAATTATGCCTAATTTTGATGTTGAAACAGATATAGATATTGATATAGATGATTTTGTCGATGCTTGTAATAAGTCTGAAATAGCAGCACTCATTCAGTACTTAGAAGATGAGGGACATATTTCTAAACGAATTGATACTAACTCCGCAAATAAAACTTTCTCAGAAATAGATTTCGAAGAGAAACTGACTAAAATAGCAAATAATAGACTTTTGCTATCTGATGAAGAATTTAAATTAATTGAAAATTTAGCAAACAGATTTTAACTTATGGAAATAGACTTAGAAAAAATCAGCAGAATTGAAGTTATCAATCATGCGAAAAACACATATTCCGTTGGGAGACTTCTAACCTTATATAAGGAATTAGAAGATTTTGATTCACTGGAAATAAGTATTCAAGATGATGGAAGAACTATGAAGATTTTTATTAATTCAAATAAAGAAAATCCTAAAAAATAATCAAAAATTTAAAATTTTATTTAATATGTACTTAAAAATAAGAGAAAATGATGGAAGATTTTTCTTCATCAATACCGATCATGTAGTTTCAGTTGCTATAGATTCTAATAATGATAATCACACAGTGATAAACACTTCAGATAATAAAACTTATTGGGTGAAAATTCAAATCGATGAATTTTTTAAAATACTAAGTACGTATAATGCTGTTAAAATTATAAGAATTAATTGATCCAAATTTAAACTTATATAAAATGAAAAGAACTAAATTAACAGATTTTATTTTGAAACACTTACGATGGACAGGTATATTTTTGTGGGAACAAATCTACTTTAATAGGTTAAGTAAAACATTAGAAGAATTTAAGAATAATTTAGATGTGGAAACTATCTCACGCAAAAATAATGATGTGATTAAAAGTTTTTCAAAAGAAATTTTAGGTGATAGAACACTATATAAAGTTGAGGTGGTTTAATTTTAGTTTATTAACTAAAAACAAATATAAACAGTTATTATGAGAAAGTCTATCGAAGAACTAAGGAAATTAAATTCAAAAAATCTTCTACGTTTTTATAGAGCAGAACGTAAAAGATATAATGTTGCTATATCACAATATCATTGGGGATTTGAAACTTGTGAGTATATGTGGGAACATTCAGATGATGAATTTTATCAGAAGGAAAAGATTAGATTCAATGAATGGAAAGATTTTTTGAATTTAATTAAAACGGAACTTAATACAAGAGAACACATTTCTTAAAATTGTTTATAACGGTTGGGTATATATGCAGTACCCTTGCGCCAAACTTAAACTTAATATTGTATTGCATATATACCTTCTTATAAGTAGCTTTTATTATGGATATATTTTATAAAATGAAAGGAGTATCAATTAATGGTATAGACGTTAATTGTTCAAACATTACAGAGTTTAAATTACATAAAAGGTTTGAATCTCCAATTGCAGATATTTATTCACGTTCCAAAAAAACAAAATATGGACAATTCATTATACATATTAAAAAACCTAATGAATATGCTAAAAACAATAATTTTCTTTTAAGTAAGGGCAAACAATATCCAGAAGTTGATTGGTTTGAGCATATTAAAGGTACGGGTGAGTCGTTAGATGATGATATTGCTTATATTGAAGAGCGTCTTTAAAGTTACTTATAACGGTTGCAGATAAACGAATTTTTTAATTTTTAAATAACAAATTATGTTTGGATACGAAGACGAATTACAAGACGAAATACGTGAATTAGAAGACAAAATATGTGAATTAAAAGCAGAAAACGAAAAATTAAAATTGCGTTTATCTGATGTTAGAAGTAGTCAAACAAAAATTATACAAGAAAGTGATGAATCTTGGAAAAATATATTCACTAGACAAGTTAGTAGTGGTAAGTATTGGAAAAATTTGTTTAAAGATGAATTTGACAGACATCAATTTTTAGATAGAAGCGATGCTGTTTATATTTGTAAAAAAGCACAAGCAGATGCTTATGAAAATGTTATAAATAAATTACAAGGAAAAATTGAAGATAATTTATTAAAAGAAATTAAACAAATTTTAGACAATCTTTGGGATAATGATGATTCAGCACTTGGTATGATTCGTTAATTTTTGTTTTATTGCTACTAACGGTTGAGTGTATGAGTAGTGTGGCTTTGCACATACTTTCAACTTAGAATAAACTTTATTAGCCACATTACTTATACACTTTGTTATGAATACGTTTGAAGAATTTAGAAATAATGTTTTTTGTAGAAGAGAATCTAATCAACGAAAAGCTCACAAACTTTGGGGTGAAATTAGTAAAGTAATGAATGATAGTGATAAAACATTATTTCGGACTGAGTGGAATCATTATATGATGGGTGAGTTAGATACCGAAGGATTTTCATTATTCTTCAATGAATATGTTAAGAAGTATTATTCATAACGATACTCAGATATATTTAGTTCTGAGATTTAATATATAAACTTAAAATAAAAGACAAAACTATGAAAGAGAACAGAATTAGGAGATTTAACGAAAACTCAGAATTGAATATATTTGATGTTAGTGATAGTGATTTTATTTTCAATTCACTAAGAAATAAATTAGATGAACAAGAAGATAAGGTTGTTGAATATATGAATAAATATATGACTCAAGAAGAGAGGAATAGACATGGTGATAATATATGGGGACTTCTTGTTCGTTCACAAGGTTTAATATCACAGATTAGTTTGGAAATGATTGCGGATGGTAGGAAAATAAAATAATTATCACTAACGGACAAGGCTATATTTAGTGCCGATTTCAAACACAAAACTTAAATAATAGATAAAATGATTGAAAACGTAGAAAAATCAAATGAAGCACAGAACCCCGAATTGAGTATATCTGATGTTAGATGTAGTTTTTCATTCACGTATGATGATTTGAAACAAGCGTTTAAGGACGGTAGTCATGTAACAACTTGGTCTGATATGGGTATTCAAATGAAATACGATAATTTTGAGAAGTGGTTTGACGATTGGTTCAAGAAAAATTACGTCTAACGGTTGGGTATATGTGAAGTACCTGACCACAGAACTTAAATAATTAGTAGAAACCTTATGAGGTATTTCACATATACCTTGTTATAAAATGTAAAATTATGTGGATAAGAACAGCTAATGGAATAGTATTTATTGAAGTAAAACAGACAATTCAAGGGTTTTGGATACCTAAATAATTTTATTAATTATAACGGTTTGCGTATATGTGCAGTACGCATAGATGAAATTAATTATTAACAACAAATGCTTATTAGCGTATTGCACATATACGCTGTTATAAGCTGTAAAAATTACGACAATGACAGCAAAATGGACAGAAGAAATTCAGAACAATAGAGGTTGGTGGAGATTATATTATAGTAGTAAACATTCATGGCACATTCCATATTATGTGGAATTTCTGCACGAGTAATTTTTATTGCTTATAACTATAGAATATATCAACACCTATTTTAAAACCTTGATAATCAATGATTTAGACAATGAAAAAGACAAATTACTACGAAATTTGTAATCAAAAATTGAAATACTTAAATTACTCAGATAGGGCAATCAAGCATTAAACCACTAATGTTTAATTGAACCTAACGTCCGATGATAAACAATCGTTTTAATGTTGTTTATCATTTGTTATGTGTAGTTTATTAACAAAATCAAAATATATGAAAATAAGATTAATAGAAGAATATGAAGATAGAGAAGTGGAACTTATAGGTAAAGTTTTATGTACTCGTTCAGATGAATACGATATGTCGTGGGAATTTCAAAAAGATAAGGAATATGATTTATACGAACAAACTTTTGAAGATGATACAAAACTCTATATCGTATTCAATAATGGTTGGTATTCAAACTTTACAGATATAAATGCACTATCGGATAAATATTTTGATTTTGTGTTAAGATAAATTACACATAACGTTCACAAATATAAACAGTTATTATGGAACACGAATTAGAATGTCCGAAATGTAATTATAAATTCTTCATAAGTGAAGATTATCAATCTGGTGATTGCTCAAATTGTAGTAAAGCTCATTATTACTGGGATTATGTTTTGGATGAAGAAACTTATGAAGAATTTTTTAGTGGATATTATTGGGAGGATAACGAATAATTGTTTATATTTGTTGTTATGTTCTCGTTTTAATGGAACATAACTATATTATATAATTACTCACTTATAACTCATTGATAATGAATAAAAAGGAGCAAGCAACTTTAAAGATTCTTGAACAAAAACTAAAATTAATATAAATGTCAAAAGAAATTATATTTTATTCTCCCATAGAACCTTTAAAAAATAAAGCAGGTACAGCGATTCTGACGATAGACTGGTACAAAAAACAGTTTAAATTGCCGATTTCTGAAGATTATTTTAAAACTAATGGTTTAGTTTTTTCTAATGAAATTCCAAATCTTTCAGATGTAGTTTCATATAATTCCAAAGATTTTAATTTTCAAGGGAAGATTGAAAAAAGATTATTTCAGTACCCTGAAGATATTATTCACATTTTAATAAGTCTGATAAAATGATAACTTTTACAACCATCAACGATGAATTTGGTTGGCTTTCAAACAAATCTAATCATCCTATAACATTTCAAGATATCACATTTCCAAGGGCTGATCATTGGTTCATTTGTTCAAGATTTAAATTTCATAAAGAAATTGTTGATAAAATTTGCAAAACTTTGGATCCTCTTGAGGCAAAAAAATTGTTCAAAGAAATCATCAAAAGAAATCCAGAACTTTTAGAAGTAAGATTGCTTTCTAAAGAAGATGTTAAGAATATGGAAATATTGCTTCAAATGAAAATTGAACAGCATCCTTGGATGAAATGGCATCTTATGTGTACTGGAAATCAAATGATTTATGAAGATGTTACCAAGAAAGCAAATGTGAATGATTCTTCGTTATTTTGGGGTGCTGCATATATCTGTGAAAATCAGGATTATGTTGATTGCTTTTGGGCAGGTGAGAATATGCTTGGAAAACTTTGGATGAATTTGAGACAATCTTTGATTGCAAATTTTTATTACAATGAATGTACAAAATCTTCGGAAAACGGATTGACTCTTTTTTTAAAACATAAGGAAACAGATGAAATTGTTCAAAGAAGCGAATTAAATTCTAATGAAGATATAACTTCTGCTTTGATTAAAAAAATAACTGAAAAATATTATGGAAATTATTAATCAATCATCAAAAGAAATTTTAGATATGTTGCCAGGTGAACCCCCATCTGAAAACACTGATTCAAAACAATGCATTTCATTTGAAAATTCTGATAAGTCTGAATACATATATCTTGTTCATACAAGAATTGGAACATATCCTGATAATATGGAGTTTGTTTTAGCTTGCTTTAAATCAGAAGCTGCAGCAAAGACCTTTGCGGAAGATTATGAAAAACTTCAAAATGAGATTATTGCCAATTGCCCTGTTTTTAATGATGAAGGTTATGACGATATGGAATCGGAAGAATATATCAAAAAAGAAAATGAATATTTTCAATATTGGGAGGACAATAGACTTGCAATGGAATTTAATAGTGTTTTTATTACAAAAATGATATTAAGATAAAATTTATATAATAAAATGACAAAAGCCAGGAAATTATTCCTGGCTTTTTTGATTCTCTTTATTTCTTAGGTATAAGTTTTGTAGAAGCATAAGTCATCCAATTGCCTATTCCATGTAATGCGTTGTTATATTCAGACCAGTTTTGGTAATAGTAACTTTTTATTAATTCCATTTTTCTCGAATTTAATTCAGTTATAATATCTGAAACAAGACTTTCGATTATTAATTTCTTTTTATATTTAAAGGATTCCTGCATCATTAAATCATTTCCTGCAAGTATTTTACTTTCATTTATTAATGTGCGTAATAGAATATTCAAATCTTTGAACATTCCATGTAAATCATTTTTTGAATCCATATCAAGTTCATCAGAATTCATATAATCTTTCAATAAATCATGAATATCAAAAAGGATTCCTGTTAATTGTTCATGTTCTTTTTATAAAGGATTAGCAACTTTTTTTTCGTCTTGTTCTTTTATAACAGTTTTAATCAAACGTCTCAATTCGTTTAATGTAATTTTCATAATTTTTATTTTAATAATATATGTTTGCATATAAATATCTTTCAAAGAAAAAAAAATAAACTTTCTAAAGGATATTTATAATAAATTTCTTATGAAAGAATTCATAAAAATGCTATTGTTAACATTACCTGTTTATGTGATGCTATATTTTTTATTTATGGATCAAAATAAGCTCACACCTCAAGATGTAATTAATCAGTTGAATCAAAGAGATTCTGTTATCAGTAAAATAATTGATAAGCAGGGTAGACTTGTTGTTGAGCATACAAACAGAGAATATTCTCCAGTAGTTATATCAAATTCGAATGAACCTGAATTTGTTCGTTTGAGAGATGAATTGAAATCTTTAGGAATAAGAATAAAAGATTTAAATTCTTCAGTAACTATTATGGATCAAAAAATAGATTCTGGTAAGGTTAAAATTGTAAGAGTTAATGATACTTTGGATGTTTATTCTTTTGCTGATTCGACAAAAAAGAATATGAAGATAAAAGGTATAATCGATTTAAAAAATGGCGATTTGGCTTATGATTATACTTATACTGCAAAATATTCAATTTATTCTTATGATTATAAAAAGAATGTTTTCAAAAGACCTGAACTTCGTTTGAAGATTGTTTCAGATGATTCCACAAGCAATATCCAGGCGCAAACTTTTAATATTAAAGCTCCAAGGGAAATAGTCAGTATTGGCGCAGGAATTGGTGCTTCAATGATTTATGATAACGGATTTAAAATAAGACCTGCAATTCAAGTGGGAATTTTTAAACCAATTATTACATTTAGAACAAAACAATGATATTTATAATAAAAAATATATGGACTTATCTTATTTTGACAAATTAATTAAGGCAGCAGATGATTTTATGTATAATTTAACTGATGATAATGATCGTGGCATTATACATAATTTAATTGTTAATTATGAAGGATTTAAAAAAAGAATAAATTTAAAAAAAAGAAGTTTTAGTGATTATGACACATCTTTAAAATATTTTGACACTCTCGGTAAAAAATCAAAGGATGAATTAAAAGCAACTTTTAACCCAATAGTAAATCGTGCTAAAAATCAATTAGATAATATAAAAAATAATTATTGGCATATCAGCGCAAGAGAAAGTGGTGAAGAGCTTAGAAAACTTGGTCATGATAAACAAGTTTTAAGAGTTTTAGATTTTTTAGAGAATTTTTATGAGCAATTTTCTGAAGGATTAAAATCATTCAAAGGACAATTATATGAAAACAAAAATAAAATACAAAAAATGAAAATAGTGAAACACACAACAGTTGGAAACCTCAAAAGAAAAATCAATGAATCAAGAGAAAGAACTGCTCTTGGTATAGGATTTGGCAGTAAACCTGCATATGAATCTAATGTAGACCAAATGATGAGTTCTTATCAAAGAAAAATCGGTAATAAAGGCACTACTGGTTTAGGTCAAGGATTCAAACAAATGGATGAAACTCAAATGGTAGAATTTATTTCTAACATGGTTGAATCTCTCAAAGGAAAAACTGAATATCACAATTTGAAATTTGTTGATCGTTTGGGAAGTGAATATTTCTTGAATGAAAGACAAGTTAGAACCATTAAATCAATTATCAAAGAAGGTTCAAAAAGGGCTCCTAAGAAACTTAAAAGATATATCAATGAAAATCTTGCCATTGAAGCTCAAGATATGTATGAGGGCTATTATGGTTTAACTAACGAGGCTGAGTCAATGATTCCTGAAATCAAAAAAATGTTTAATGAGAATAAAAGAGCATGTGGCAGTTCAGAAGAAGCTGCTCAAATGACTGCAGAAGCTTTAGATGTTCCACAAGAAATGGTACAGGAAATGTATGAAAAAATGAAAGAATCATACGAAATGAAAATGGAAGGTGGACATATGGATGTTGAAGGTGCGTTGCATGAAATTTATGGAAAATATCAGAATATGTCTGAAGGTAATATGGAACCAATGTATAAAGAAATCTCAGAATTGATGATGTATGAGGAAGATAAGCCAGATCCTACAGAAGATTATAGTTTTGAAGAAGAAGATTATATGCCTTCTGAAGAAGAACGTGAATATTCAATAAAAAGTCTTTCAGGTGAAGATGAAGATGGTTATGATCCTTTTAGTGAATTTTATGCAGATAATCCTGAATATGGTATTTATGAAGAATATCTATATGAAGATGATGAAATGTGTGAGCAATGTGGAAAATCTGAAATGTATGAATCAATCAAAAGAAAGATTAATTCTTTCAAGAAAAGTAAAAATAATAAATACAAATTTTAATAAAAAAGCGGCTCAAAAAGCCGCTTTTATTTTTCCATCTTCAATCGTTAGTTTTATTTCTGCTGGTTTATCTTCCAACAAGATTTCAGCTATAATCAATTTAATTTCATCGTTTACGATTCTTTTAAATGGTCTGAATCCATACTCAATGGTATAATCTCTTTCCAAAAGAAAATCTATAACTTCTTCAGAAATTTTTAACTTCACATTATGTTTTTCAACTTGTTTTGCAAGTTTATCCAATTCTTTTCTCAAAAGAACCTTTATATTTTCTTTTGATAGAATATTGAAATGGATAGTGTTATCAATTCTGTTTATAAATTCGGGTTTGAAGAACTTTTTAACTTCTAATTCAACTATGGAATGGTCATATTTTTTTTCAGATTTTGCGAAACTGATTGATGACATATTTCCGATAGCTTTTTTTGTGCCGATGTTTGATGTCAGAATTATGATACTGTTTTTGAAACTAATTGTTTCACCTTTATTATCAGTTAATCTACCTTCACCTAAAACCTGCAAAAGAATATCAAAAAGTTTCTCATGAGCTTTTTCAATTTCATCAAAAAGAATAACTGAAAATGGGTTTCTTTTGACTTTCTCAGTTAAAATTCCTCCTTCATCATATCCAATATATCCTGCAGGTGCGCCTATCAATTTTGCAATCTCATGAGGTTGGCTATATTCACTACAGTCAATTCTTATCAATGAATCATTACTTTTAGATATGAACATTGATACTTCTTTAGTAATTTCAGTTTTACCTACCCCTGAATATCCTATAAATAAAAATGAACCTATAGGTTTATCACTATCATCTAATCCTAGTTTATTAAGCATCATAGTTTTGGTGATAGCGTTGATTGCCTCATCTTGACCTACAATTTTATCACTTAAGTGTTTTTTCAACAATTTCACATCTAATCCATCATCTGCAATAGGAATCTTTGTTATCTCTTGAACTACATTTTTTACATCTTGAAGAGTTATGATTAATTTAGAAGTTTCTTCTTTAGCTTTACCATCTCTTTCAGCCTTTATTTTCGAAAGAATTTTATTTGATTCCTTTTTAATTTCTTCAGCTAAATGATATGCTTTATTTTTAATAATTTCTAATTTTTTCTCTTCATTTTTTTTGTATTCATCTTGAAGGTTATTCAAATTATTCGATTGGAATATTTGAAGCCTTTTCTTTGAGGCTACATCATCCATAATATCGATAGCTTTATCTGGAAGTGTTCTATAAGGCATGTATTTGTGGCTTAATTCAACACATGCTATAATTGCATCCTGGCTATATGTAACATTATGAGTTTTCTCAAAAGAATCTTTTATGTTATTAAGAATTTTTATTGTGTTTTCTACGGAAGGTTCTTCAACCATTACTTCGGAAAATCTTCTTATTAATGCTTTATCCTTTTCAAAATATTTTTTATACTCTGAGGTAGTTGTAGCACCAATTATTTGAAAAGATTTTCTTGCTAAATAAGGTTTTAATATATTTGATAAGTCACCGCTGCCTTCAGCTGAACCTGCTCCGATGATATTATGAATTTCATCAATAAAAAGTATTGAATTTTCATTTGAAGAAAGTTCATCTAATATAGCCTGTATTCTTTCTTCGAATACACCTCTATATTTTGTTCCAGCTACAAGAGAATTAATATCTAAGGAATAGATCGTCTTATTTAAAAGCTTTTTAGGCGCACTTCCTCTTACAATGTTAACAACAAGCCCTTCAACCAAATTTGTTTTGCCTACGCCCTCTCTACCAATCAATACAGCATTTCTTTTTTTGCTTCTGCAAAGTATCCGATATAGTTCGTTAATTGTATCTTCTCTACCGTAACAAGGATCAAGTTTATTTTCACTAGCTAATTGTGTGAAATTGGTACAATACTTCTCTAAATTAAAATTTTTTGAAGTCGGTTGTTTTGGAGATCTGATTGAATATGCTTCAGCAAATTCAAATCCACCATCATAATCTTCTTCAAAATCCATTGCTTCTAAATCTTCGGCAATTTCTTTAAATTTTTCATGGTTAATATGAAAATCGTTGAAGACCTCAGTTAATTCATTTTCAATTTGTAAGCAAGATAGAAAAATATCTACAATACTGGCTTCAGTTTTTACTTCAAATTTTATAGCATTTTCTAAAGAAAATTGTAAAATTTCATTAAGTATTTTACAATTTTTTATAGATTTCTGTTTTGTCTCTTGAGATTTGATATTTTCTACCCTTACAATTTCAACACTTTCTGTCAATAAATCGACATCAATATTCATTTCCTCTAAAACAGATGTGACTACATTATATTTTTTATCATTTAGAATTGAAAATATTAAATGCGAAACTCTTATCTCTGAATCTTTGTCTTTTACCCTTGCGTAGTTTTCAGCTTTCTTAAGGCAGCTGTCTGCAACTTCATCAAATTTTTCCATATGCACACCTTTTCTATAAATAGTTTTTCTTTTATATAATTTTAAATGATATTTATAATAAAATACAATGTTATTGTTAGAAAATAAATCAGAAAATGGAAGTATATGTTATTTTGATTCCTCAAATATTCTTGCTTGCAAGTATAATAAGGAGTCTAAACAATTGGCAATCATATTCAAAGGCGGAACCCAGTACGTTTATGAAGGAATCGAAAATTACAATTTTCAAAGACTAAAAGTTGCAGAAAGCCAAGGAAAACATTTTATAGGTTACATAAAAAATAAATTTAAATTTACAAAGGTGGATGGAGTTATGGATGTAACACCTATAATTGAAACAATAAATGAACTTAAAAAAAATATCATATGAATTTAGTTGTTACTGAAGAAGTATTTAAAAATATTAAAAATATAAGAAATCGTATAGGAGAAGGATTTGACCTTTCATCTTTTAGAATGAAACAAACTCTTTGCCCAGATATTTTTGATGAAAATAAAAAAATGATTCCAGAGGTTAGAAAAAACCTTTTGAAAGTTGGGCGAGATTTTTATGATTACTGTAATATTGAATGGGTTGATCTTCAAGATATAATTTTGACAGGTTCATTAGCTAATTATAATTGGTCTGAATATTCAGATGTAGATTTACATATTGTAGTTGACTATTCTGAAATTTCTAAAAATACAGAATTGGTTAATGAATTTGCATGGTCTAAAAAGGAACTATGGAATCAAAATCATGATATTTTTGTGAAAAAATTTCCAATAGAACTTTATATGCAAGATTCTGAAGCAGAATTGGTTTCTGGTGGTGTATATTCAGTTCTTTATGATAAATGGCTTAGAATGCCAGTTATGCAAGATTATAAATTTGATGAAAGTTTGATTCAAAGGATAATTGGATTTTTCGAAGGAAAATTTAATGCTTTAAATAGAAGGTTTCTTAATGGTGATTTGGATGGATTATTTGATGATATAAATGCACTTAAAAAAGCAATTGCAGATTTAAGAAAAAGAGGTTTAAAGGATGGTGGAGAAGGATCTGTAGGAAATATTGCATTTAAAAGTTTGAGGAGGATGGGATTATTAGATAAACTTGATGATATGAAATCAGATGTTTATGATAATCAAAGTTCTTATGGTTATGAGCCTCCAAAACCTAGAGTTGTCGCACAACCTAAAATGCCTGAAAAAGAAGAAGATAAATCTATAAAGCCAGGATTGGGTAGATATATGATTTTAGGGAAAAGATATACTTCTTTAAGACAAGCTGAAAGAAAATTGGGTATACCTAAATCTACTTTGCAATATAGAGTGAAATCTGATAATCCAGAATTTTCGCAATATAAAGAATTAGAATCATTTTAATACATTAAGACTATTTATTATAAAAATATATGGCTATAAAAGAACCTTGGAATATTTATGAAGGATACCCTGTAAATTGTGATTGTGAAACACGAGAAATGGGGTTAAATGATATTACAAATTGGGGTGCTATTGCTGGTAACTCAATAGACTATCAATATAACGGTTCAGGTAATGTTATTTTAGCTATTTATAAAAAAGATGGCGTGACAGCATTTACTTTAAACTATGAATATGATGGATTAGGAAATGTTATAAGAATTACAACCACATAAGAAAATGCGTTGCAAACAATATGAAATAAATGAAAAAATAGTTTGTGCTAAAGTGTGCTTTAATAGATTTAATGATGCACCGTTAGCAAGATTTTCTTTTTCTGATTCCATATTGAGTGATAATTCTACATATTTTGATGATGGAGATACAATTCAAAGAGAAATCCGTTGGAAAGTGTATGTTGGAAATTATTTTTTTTATGATTTTGGTTGGAATAACCTTTCGGATATTGTTCCTGATTACCCTGTCGTTACAACATATGGAGATTTAAATTTAGGATTGAATAACACATATATTTTGAGTTTTTTAAATTCTTTAGAATCCATAATAATTCCCATTGGAACTAAATTATGTATTCGATTAGATGTAAAGGATTCATCTGGAATTGAAAGTACAAATATATCAAACACTTATTGTTTTACAAAATAAAAAAATATGGACTTAAAAGGAATAGATGCTTTAAATAAAGCAAGCAGGTTGATGGAATCTTTGATCGTACCTGAGAAAAAAGATTCGTTTTCTAATGTAGAAAAAACTTATAATGCTGCTAATGGAAAAACTTACGGTATTGTTAAAGAAGGTGCAAAATATGTTATTAAAGAAAGTCTTTTTTTTAAGGCATATTTACCTGAACATTTTGATTATATTCAAGGAGTTCAAAATAAATCAAAATATTCAAAAGAAACTATTTTAGAGGCTGAAAAAATAATTCATCTTTGGGATATTGAATTTAAAAGAATTCATGGAAATAAGTTTTTGAAAGAGCAAGAAGAAAATAAGAAAATGGTTTTGAAAGTACCTGCACCAAAAGCTGCAGCTGCGGATGTTCCAATGGATATGCCAGTGGATGCTCCTACAGGTGGCGCAGGTGATGCACCAATTGATATGCCTGCAGAAGCTGGAGCTGATATGCCTGCTGAAGGTGGAGAGGGTATGCCTGCAGAAGCTGGAGCTGATATGCCTGCAGAAGCTGGAGCTGATATGCCAATGGATATGCCTGAAGATGATGCAGATGAATCTGAGGGTGATGATGAAGATGGCGGTGATGAAGAGGATCCAACAAAACTTATTCAGAAGTTGGCTGGCAAACTTGCTTACGAACTCAGAGAGTTTCAAGGTGAAGATGAAGAATATGGAGACCTTGCAAATTTTGCATTAGGTATGGTTGCTGCTGCAGTAAATCCTGAAAAACTTTCAACATCTGATATCAAAAAATTAAAAAAGAAAGTTGATAAAAATCTTAAGAAAGATTCTGATGAATTAGATTTGGATTATCCAGGTTCTGAAGAAGATATGCCTGAAGATAGTGATGATATGCCTGAAGATGATAATGAAATGCCTGAAGATGATGGAGATACAGAAGATATGCCTGAAACAGAGGGTGGTGAAGAAGGAATGGAAAAATCTTTGGCGGAAATATTTAAAAGAATGAAAAAATCCAATAAAAAATTGTCTGATAAACAGCGTAAAAATTTGGATAACAATAAAGATGGTAAATTATCAAGAATAGATTTTAAAATGTTTCATCAAAAAGGAAATACTGAAAAATCTTTGAAAGAATTTAAAGATTATGCTATGGATGTGATGGAAGATGATAGTGATGTTTACTTTGAAGAAAATACTGATAACTTATTATTAGATAATCCTTTGAATGAATATGGTGATTTATATGAAGATGATTATCTTTCTGAAGAAGATTATTTGAATGAAGACGATTATTTGAATGAAGACGATTATTTGAATGAAGACGATTATTTGAATGAAGATGATTATTTGAATGAAGATGATGAATTTTCTGAAGAAGGGTATTTGAGAGAATTTAATAAATTACATGAAGATGATTATCTTTCTGAATATGATTTGATGGAGGATGATTATTTAAATGAAGAAGACTATCTCTCTGAATTTGACTTGATGGAGGATGATTATTTGAATGAGGATGATTATTTGAATGAGGATGATATTATGCTTGAAATAGATGAAGATTATTTTCAAGAATCGTTTAAAAAAAAAGCCAGGTGGTAAAACCTAAATATGATGGTGTGCATACAGAAAGAATAAAGTCTCCAAAGAATAAAGAAAAAATCACCAGAGCACCTGATGGTACTCCTATTGGAAGATATGATGGGGATGATGATTACTATATAACACACAGTCCAAAGAATTTTAGAATGTTCAAATGAAGTTAGTTTTTATAAATCATATTGGAGAGAACTTTCAGGGATATAGTTACTATGAATTATTATTCTCTGAAAGTTCTTTAGAAGATGTAACAGGTGACGATTGGGATGCATATCCTGCCAATGGAAATCCGAAGGTTCCTATTGATTATGTGGATTTAGCATATCGTCTTGAAACCGAAATAGAGTTTGAATTGATACAAAATCATGTTTCTTTTGATATGTCAGATTGCAAACAAGGAATTATTCCTCTTGCTTGGGAATCTGAAAAGGATGAAGAAACAATCGAAAGGAGACTTTTTTTTAAATTTGGTGAAAAATTAGAATCCGTTAAATCAAAATTATATGAAAAAGATATATTTATAGAGAAAATATATGGAGAAGAAAAAAAACATGTTGATTGAGAGGCTTGTAAAAAAAGCTTATTTGTTCGAAGAAACCGAACCAAAATCACCAGAAGAACTTGATAAAATGATATCAACGATTAGAACAACCAGTTTAAATCTAAAAAAGGAATTGTTAAATTTAGGAGTTCAAGAAACTTCTGATAGAACAAATCCTATTAACATTTTAACAGATGTTTACAATTTATTAGCTGAATACGATCCAGTTTCAAATAAAATATTAAAGAATCCTAAATTCATGAAATCGGATGCATCTAAAGCAATGCAAGATGTTGTATCGGAAACAAAGTCTTCTAAGAAGGTAAAATATTACGGATTGTAATCAAATTTATTCAAAAGATAGTTGGTGGATTTCTTATGAAATCCACCTTTTTCTTTTTAAAAGATATTTATAAGAAAAATAAATGCTTACTAAAGCAGATATACAAAAAGAATACATTACAGGATTAATAAATCCTGCGTATACAATTGAAAAACATTTGAAGGCATTCGACCTTACTAAAGGTGGTTATGTCCCTTTCAAACTATTTCCCAGACAAAAGGAAATTATATCTTGTTATGAGAGGGTTAGAAACAATATTGTAACAAAACCTCGTCAGACAGGTGTGTCTACTACCACTCAAGCATACCTTGCTTGTAAGGCTGCTTATACAGACCCAAACAAACCTGAAGTAATTATAGTTATTGCAAACAAATTTGCTTCAGCTAAAAAGTTTTTAGCAGGTATAAGAATGTTTCTTTCCCATATGCCAAGATATGTTTGGGGTGAATTTTATGATGATAGAAAAAGAGTTGAACCTTATATTGATGGTAAAGGTGCAGCAGAATCCATAACGCTTCTCAATGGAACCAAAATTATAGCCTTAGCTACCTCTCCAGATGCCCTTCGTGGTTATACCCCCACTTATTTAGTAATAGATGAGGCTGCATATGTAGAAACTCAAGCGAGAGAACTTTATAATGCTTCTATGGCAGCTCTTTCTACAGGTGGAAAAATGATAATTATTTCAACTCCTAATGGAAAGGATGAACTTTATTATAAAACTTATATAAATGCAAAATCTGGTGAAAATGGATTCAATATTATTCACTTAAAATGGTATGAAGATCCTCGTTATAATAAAGGTTTGGAATGGCATAAGGAAGATGATTTAGGTAAAGTTGAAATCGTTAAGGAAATTGATTACACTTTTGCTTCTTTTGAAAAGATGGAAAAAGCTGGTTATAAACCTATAGCTCCTTGGTATAAGACTATGTGTAGTATGTTAAATAATGATAAGTTGGCTATTGCACGAGAATTAGATGTAAAATTTGAAGGTTCTGCAGGAACAGTTGTTGAGCAAGAATGGATTGAATACCATGAAAGAGTGAATGTGAGAGAACCTATTGAAAAACACGAACAAGAAGATCGTTTATGGGTTTATGAGCATCCTGTTGAAGGGCATGAATATATTATGGGTGTCGATGTTTCTAGTGGTAATTCAGATGACTTTTCAGCAGTTGTTGTAATTGACACTACTACTGGAGATCAAGTTTTAGAATACAAAGGAAAGATAAGACCTGAATATCTTGCAGAGATTGTATTTAAATGGGGGAATATTTATTCTGCTTTAACAATAGTGGATACTACAGGTGGATATGGTGATAACTGTATTTTAAAACTTCAAGAATTTGGTTATAAGTATTTGTATTATTCCAAAGGAAATAACCCTGAATTCATGAAGAAAAAACCTCAATATGGTGTAAACGAAAACAAATTAGTTGCAGGTTATAAAATAAGTTCAAAAAGACCGCAAATCATAGGTAAACTTACAGGTGTTATTGAAGAAAATGATTTCAAAATAAGATCGAGTAGATTTGTTGCGGAACTTGAAACTTTTGTTTGGGTTAACGGTAGACCTGACCATACTCCAGGATTTAATGATGACTTGATTATGGCTGCAGCTTTGGCATTTTGGGTGTTGGAAACTGAATTTAAAAGTCTTGAGAAAGCAAAAGCTCAAACTAAAAGTATTCTTAGTGTACTTGGAAATGGAGGTAATAAATCTCCGAGAGAGAAGAGTAATCTTAATAGTAGTTACAGCGGAGGGTTTACAACTCCTTCACATGTGAAAAGTAATAAAATTACATCATCACAGGATCCTACAGGTGAACATAGTTGGCTTTTTATGTAAATAAAATATATTAGTAATAAAGAATTTAATTGTAATGGATAAAAATCAACCTATAATAACAAAGTATAAAAAGTTAACTCAAAGGTTTACTCAAGATCATCCATATGCTCCTAAAGAGGATAATAAGGCTCCTCTTTTAACTACAAAGAATAAGAGGGAATATGACCTTAGAAAACTTGAAAAACAGCAAACGAAATTTTTAAGTTCTCAATGGCAAAAGGTTGATACCCATATCAAGCAAAAAGCTTTAATTTTTGAAACTCAAAGATATCCTTCGTATCTTGATTACGATCTTATGGAATATTACCCTATTATAGGTCAAGCACTTGATATCTTTATGGAAGAATCTACAACCGCAAATTCTGAAGGAAGAATATTAAATATTTTTTCAGAAAATAAGAAGATTCAAGAGGAATTAGAGGAACTATTTTTTAATAGATTGAACATTCATACGACTCTTCCAATGTGGATACGGAATACCTGTAAGTATGGTGATAATTTTGTCTACATGCAAATTGACGATGAATTGGGGATTGTAGGCGCAAAACAATTACCAAATATTGAGGTTGAAAGGATAGAAGGAAAGGAAAATGCTCGAATGAAACCTTCATTATTGAATCAAGATGATGAAGTAATCTTTCGTTGGAAGGCTACAGATATTGCTGAATTCAAATATTGGCAAGTGGCGCATTTTAGACTTCTTACGGATGATAAAAGACTTCCTTATGGTGTTTCAGTTCTTGAGAAAGCAAGAAGAATTTGGAAAAATTTGCTTCTTGTGGAAGATGCAATGAGAACTATAAGATTGTTAAGAGCTATTGACAGAAGGGTTTATTATATTGATGTCGGTAATATTGATCCAAGTGATGTTCAAGCATATGTTGAGGACATTGCAAGTAGGTTCAAAAGAAAAAGACATGTTGATGAATATACTGGTCAAGAGGATTTGAAATATAATGTAATGGGTTATGACCAAGATTATTTCATTCCAAAACGTGGTGCCGAAGATAATACAAAAATTGAGACTTTGGCAGGTGCAACTAATATTGATCAGATTGCAGATATTGAATATGATTTGAATCAATTGTTTGCAGCTCTCGGTATTCCAAAACCTTTTCTTCAATATGATGCTGCTGCAGGTGAAGGCAAAAATCTTGCAATGATGGATGTCCGATTAGCTAAAAAGATTAATCGTATTCAACAGTCTGCAGTTCAAGAATTAAATAAAATGGCAATGGTTCATCTTATGCTCTTAGGGTATGAAGATGAATTACATAATTTTGAATTATCCTTAAATAATCCATCTTCTCAAGCGGATGTTATTCGTATAGAAATGAAGGCTGCTCAAATCACTGCATTCAAAGATGCTGTATCCGATGCAGGAAAGGGTATATCTGCTATGTCATATACAATGGCAATGAAAGAAATTCTTGGTATGACTGATGATCAAGTCCGTTTGAACCTTGAACAACAATTCATGGAAACTGCAACTTCTGAAGAAATCAAAGCTGCTGCATCAAAAATATCTTCTTCTACAATATTTGATAATCTTATCAAACTTTATGGAACACAAGCAACAGGTTTGCCAGCAATCACTCCTGGTGCTGAAGGTGCTGACACTGGAGGTGGATTCGGTGGTGGCGGAGGCGGTGGCGGAGGTGGATCTGTCGGTGACTTAAGCAGCACACTTGGTTCATCTGGTGGTGGAGCAGAAATGGGTGGTGGAGCAGAAATGGGTGGTGGAGCACCTGAAGCACCTGCTGGTGGAGCACCTGAAGCTCCTGCTGCCCCTGAAGCACCTGCAGCTCCTGCAGCACCATTAGCAGAATCCTGGAATCCCGAATTTGAAGAGGAAATAAATGAAAATATCGAATATCTCAAAAGAATTTCGGATTTAATTGAAAAAACAAAAATTTAAATGTATTTATAGTAAAATATTTAAAATGAAAAATTATACATTAGTTATACAAGGTTTACAAGGATTATTGGCTGAATCTTATTTAAATGAAGATAAAAAAACTACTACAAAAATTTTTAATCTTCTAAAAGAAAATTCAGAACTTTTTAAACTTTTCACAATTGTGACAAACTTGAGAAATGGAAGAGTTTCTGAAGAAAGCGTTGATGGGTTTATTAATGAAAATGTTCAATTTGCAAAAGATATTAATTACAAATATATAAAATATCCTTTTTCAAAAGACTTGACATCTGATGACAGTTTTTTCAATGAAATTGGAACTGTTCTTTTTGAAGAAAAAACTGCTTTTAATATTGAGAAATATACAAATGCATATCAGAATGTTCGAAATCATCTTTTGGCATTAAACAAATCTGATGAAAAAATATTCTCAATGGCTAAATCCGTTAATGAGAATTTATCTAAAATTGATGCTGAAGATAAGGTTTTAGTAGAAAGTTTTATTAAAGCTCCTTTAGAAGATAAAAGCTCTATTTTTGAAAATACTAAAAAATCTTGCTTAGAAATTATTTCTGAACATATCTCTCAGGTTGATGACGTTCAAACGAAAGTTAAAATGTATCAAGTGAAAGATAAAGTCCTTAATATGGAATTTGATACAAAAACTTGTATTCAAGATATTGTGAAAATGCATAACTTAAGCAAAGATTTAAAATAATTTTGAAAATAGCAGTTTTTTTGTTATATTAATAACAAAATGCTATTCAGAAATACTATTGAAGATACAAATGACTGTATAAGTCTGAAAATTGAAGGTTGGATAACACCAAATGATGACAAAGAAAGAGATTATTCAAAAGAAATTAAAAAACTCGAAAGAGAATTAAAACAACTTTCTTATGAATTTCAATCAAGAATAGGTTATTCAGAATATATTGTTGATCTAGACTTAAGAGAATCAGGGATTTCCTATGGAAAAAAATCTTATCTCAAATGTCATTTCACTTTTAAAAAAGAAAACAATGAAATTTCTTTGGATGAATATCTGAATTTAATCAATGAATATTTTGATTCTCATCAAATATTTAAAATGTCTCAAGAGAAAAAATAAATTATATAAGGGCTAAAATTAATTTTTAGCCTTTTTTTATTCGGTATTTGGTATCAA